CGAAGCAGTCCAAATTGGAAGTTGTAGTTCTCCAGCCACTCCTCTCAATTCTTCATAAATTCCACCCGCTTCACTATAACTATTGCTATTTTTATCGGAAGCAGTCGGCCTCAAAATATCAGCATAATCTACGATTATAAGGTCTATTGGAGTTCCTAACATTTTAATTCTTTCCGCGTGGAGTTTAACACTGTGAGCCGATATGGTTTTAATGGGAAAATATTTGATGATCAATTTTCCAGGGACTTTGGAAATTTTCTCCTTCACCATAGCAATGTTGTTTCTTACGTTTTGAAATGATATTCCTGTAAAACATGCGTCATATCTAAGACCGACATAATTTTCGTTTAATTCCAATGTAACATGCAATACATTTTTTCCTTGTTTCATCGCTTCGGCTCCGATTCGGGCCAAAATCCACGATTTTCCCGCACCTGCACAGGCCGTAACAACTCCCAATTCTCCTGGGGCCAAACCTCCATCCATTATTGTATCAATCTCTACCCAATTGGTTTTCAACGTATTTCTTGCCATTTGGCTCATACGGTGGTCAATGTCAACCATGTAATCATGTCCAACGTTTCTCTCCATTCCAGCCTTCAGTGCGTCCTGAACGATATGTGAAATTTTATCATATTGACCATTTCTTATTAAATCTACACTACTCAATATAGCGCTTTTCATCTTTTGGTTCTTACAAAATTCCAAAAATTGTTCTTTTACAAAAGTAATGTCGTTGTCACTTATTTTTTGGTAAACTTGTTTTAGTTGATCTATAACCGACATTTTAAGTATCTCCGTCTCAATTGTATCTACCTGAACTTTGAACACGTTCAAAGTTGGCATATCTTTATATTCCATAAAATATGCCACTATGGTTTTTACAATCCATTGGTGAGCGTCGGTTTCGAAACTTTTGTAATCTACTATTTCACACAATCTTTCCAAGAAAGTTTTATCTGAAAGAAGGCTTGATATACACTTTATTTGAAACTCTTGGCCATATTTTTTTAGGTTATCGATTATTTGTTTTTCCATATTGTTTTTTGATTGGCATTCAATATATCTCTATAATAAATAATTTACAAATTTTTTTAAATTTTTGACACTACTTATATTTGGAATCTGGTGTAGGCCAGCTTTCAGTAAAATAAAGGAAAGATAAAATTATGATAAATACTCAAAGTAATGTTGAGGTGGAAATCCTCGTCAATGGTAATACCGTCGCCAAATACAGAAAAGATGGTCGTACATATATCGAAGCTAAAGAAGGTTCCGAATATGAAATCCTCATAAAAAATAACGGTTGGTCAAGAATACTCACCGTTTCTAGTGTTGACGGATTAAACTCCCTAACCGGTGAATCTGCAAGTGAAGAAGATATTGGATATGTTATAAGTGGTTATAACTCTTTTAAAATCAAAGGGTTTAGATATAACAATGATAAAGTTGGATCGTTTAAATTCTCCAAAAAAGAAAAATCATACGCAGATGGGAAGTCTTCTGATCTTGGTTTAAACTGTGGTATAATCGGTGTTCGAGTGTTTGATGAAAAACAAAACTTCACCATTACTACAACCGGAACAACATATATTCCCAATACTCAGACTCCATACTTCGGAAATCCTCCGCCGGAGTGGAATCCATACACTCCAGTCGGAAATCCGCCGGGGTGGGATTCTTCTGGAACATGGGGATGTAACTCAGTTCCAAACAACAATATTATAACTGTTCATAACATGGGTGGTGGTTCCTGCGGACAGTCAATGATGTCTATGAATTTGAGTGATAATTCCTGTAAATATTCTACTGGAGTTTCAAACTCAAATCTCTCGGTTACAAAAACATCTTTTGATATGGGAACTACGTGGGGAAAATCTAAAGAAAGTAAAGTAATATCAACTACATTTGAAAAAGGTCTATTAGCATATTCTATTGATATCTATTATGCTTCTAGAAAATCTTTAGTAGAAATGGGTGTCATAGAATCTAATAAACCGAAAGTGTCGTTTCCAAAAAGTTTTGGAGGATATGCGAAACCTCCTAGTGGTTGGACAGAATAACAAATCCTCCCACCTAAGACGTGGGAGATTTACTATTCTATTTTTTCTAACTCACCATATGAGTATCCATCTTCCAATAAATTTTCGTATACCTTTTTATATTCATTCAAATATTCCATCTGATGTTTATCGTCCAAATAGTTTAAAACATCATTCAAAAGGCTAAACCCCATTATAGCAACAATGGATGGTGAACAGTTTAATCCGTTGATGTTGTCTTTATTTCTCTCCACGAATATCCTTCCATCTTCTGTTTGCCATATGGTCAATATAGATTTACATTTTTCTCTGTCAACGCTCATATCACTTTTACAAAATTATCCAATTTTCCAAAAACTTCTCCAAGCCACACTTGGTATCCGGGGATATTATTCCATATTTTATCTTCGGTTACAAGCTTGCTGAACCCAAACCTGTTTAACTTAACACAGTTCTGATCTACTATTTCGTTTATCCGAAGCTGGGTAAAATTTTGGACCATCGTAGAGTTTAATTGCATCAGTTCATAATTCCTTTCTAGTATGAACTTATTCTCTAATATTGTATTGTATAACTTATATTTTCCTTTGTGGGTGTCACAATAGTTCAATATTTCTTCGATGGAATAACGACGATTTTCTTCAAAGATTGGAAAGCATTTCTTTATGGTCTTTAACCCTGCACCGGGAATACCTGGAATATTATCGCTGGTATCCCCTTCTAAGATTCTATAGTTTATCAAGTTTTCACAACTTATTCCATACTCTCCCAATATCTCAGCACATCCGTATAACTTCTTTTTGGTAGGACTCCAAACCTTTATTCTACTATTGGCTAGTTGTAGGAAGTCTTTGTCAGTTGACATTATAGTAACGTCACTATTTTTAAATTTATCTAAAGCTAGATATGCAATGACATCATCCGCTTCCACGTTATCTACCGCCATTGTGGTGACAGGTAAACAGTCCAGATAGTTAATAGTTCTTATTAATTGTCTTTTTAGGTTTCTCTCCTCTTCATCAACGGATGTATTATCAACATAGGATCGATTTATTCTAACTTTTGTGACTCTTTTGTTTTTATATTCTGGATAAATTTTGCGACGTTTCATGCTACCACCGGAACCATCAAATACCAAGATACATCTAGTAGGTGTAAAAAGTTTAATAGAGGATCCCAGGCTTTTTAGAAAGCCTGAGACTCCACCTGTGTGAACACCATCATCGTTCATGAAAGGACTAACTGACCAACATCTTATGAACAAATTAAGCGCGTCTACTATCAATACATCAGACTCTTGAGTTTTAGTTATTCCATCAGTTCCGGCTTCTTTTTTGATGTTCTCAAACAAAGAAAACAGTTTTTTCTTTTCAGATTGGTCTAAATCCATAAGGTTTTTTATTCATCCGATACATCTGTGGATTCTTCCTCTTCCGACTCCACTTCTACACCCTCTACAATTGCCGAATTTGGATCTTTATATTTCATAATAACCGCATCACAAATTTTAGAATATAATTCAGCTTTGAGTGAAGGATTTGTAGACATTAAACTTACAAAATCTTTGGATAAAAAGTTTACTTTCTCCCCCGAATCTAATTTGTATGTGTAAGGAGTGTTTCCACCGGCTCCGGATATAATCGAGTTTTCTTTCAACACATTCAACCAACTGGAATAATCAGCGATTCCACTGTCGAAATATATATCGAATTCTGCTTTTCTTTGGGGTGGACCCATTCTGTTTTTTACAACCACACACTTACATTTGTTACCAATGATATTGGTTCCTTTTTTTAGCTTGCCCATGTTACTTAGTCTGACTCGGACAGAACAATGGAAAGCGAGAGCCTTTCCTCCACTTACTACATATTTGTCGCCGAACATTGCTGCGTTCAAATTTTGACGGAGTTGGTTAGTGTATAGAATCAGTATCTTCTGCCGACCAATCATATTGGTGATCTTTCTCATAGCTTTACTTATGATAATAGCTTTCTGAGTCGCATATCCCTGAGATCCATGATCGGCCTCTAGTTCAGCTTTAGTAGATGCTCCAGCAACCGAATCTACAATGATAGTAAGGATTCTGTCTCTGTTTGATTTTCTGACTATGGATATAATTGCTTCCATTTGTTCAAAAATTTCTTCTACCGTTTCACATGGGATGTATGATAAATTTGTCAAATCCACTCCCAAACTTTTCCAGAATTCTGGCGCAGCGGAATTTTCTGTATCAATGATCACAGCGACTCCACCCTTTTTTTGGGTGTCGCATATTACATGAGCAGCTAACAAACTTTTCCCAGTATTGTGATTCAACATTCCGTTTCCAAAATATGAATGATCTAAAGAATCCACTGTAATATCAACTATTTTAAATTTTCCTATATTTTCTACAGATTCTACTACATGATAATTTGAATCGTCACAATAAATTTTTGTTTTATGAGGTAAAATATCTTTAGTTTCTAACCAACCAACATTGGTAAAAAATTTATGTTCTCTGCTTACTTTAATTTGATATCCATTATCTAATGTCACTTTAAACGTATCTAAATATCCTTTATCGACGTAATTTGTTATTTTTACAAACTCCCCATTCTTAGTCGTTACTTTTATTTTTTTGCCAGATTCTAATAATGACTTTACCTTTCCGACTGTTATTTTGATTGTTTTCATAATAAATTTCTTTTCAATTTTTCTAAATTTTTAACATTCATAAGAATTAATTTTTTTTCAATGAAATCTAAAATATAGCTTAAATTATATTTAGATATGTCATATGTATTCTCAGTAATATACTTGCATTTTAAATTATATTGTTTACAATATTCTTCCAACGATTTAAACTTTAACATATTTAGTTTCATAGTCAACATTGTATATGGATTGGATTTATTAATCTATTATAACTTCAATTATTGTGTCTTCGGTTACACATCCTTCCAATCCATTGAATTCCACCATTCTTCCAACAGGTAAACCACCATTTGGTCGGTTGCTTATAGCTAAATCTAAT